GTTTTTTTTTTTTTTTTTTTACCAGTACTCATAATCACGAAGATGGTCTTGCCACGTACCGACATTCTTAGGATAGTGATATGCACGATCTAAAACATTTAAACCTAACAAGTACTCCCTACTCGGAAAACTTGAATGCTCAATTTTAAAATTAATTTTTCGTAAATATTTCACATCTTGTTCTAACCACTTTGGTATATTAGTCTGAAGATAATGCTCACCCACCAACTTAACAGAAATCTCATAAGATCTATTATAAAGGAAAGCAATCATATAATAAGATACTGGATCAACTCCAAGAGTGTCATAAGCTAAACCTATCAACCTAGACAAATTCATATAAATTGGAGCACCACGATCCCTAGGAACTCCAACTCTCCATTCATACTGTTGAATAGGACGCCAAGACACCACTTTAGAGATCTTGGGATTAAAAGCTTCCAAACTAAAATTTGAGGATTCAATTAAATAACGTTTAAGATAACTGGGGCCTGTATAAACTCGACTAAGAACTTCATTGTTGACCACTCGCAACCTCGTCAACAAACTACCAAATTCTTCTTTATTCTTCATCTGAATTCCATGCGCACTAGCCATATAAGAAGCAAAACCATCTACATTAACCCATTTACTGATACTCCTCGGATAGGTTTTCAAAAAATCATCACCATAAACAAATATTGCTATTAACCTATAAGCTACCATACGCCAAAGCATTTTTCGGACCGAAACATCTACATTGGCCATCACTGAAAAAATGTACGACAACCAATAAACAATGCCAACTATCCATGAATCACCATGAGACGTCTCAAGAGAGCCCGAAGGCATTACTCCAACTAATAACATATAATCCTTAATCCAGCGAACGGTTTTACCCGCAAGTTGTTCAGCACAACTTTCAAGAATATATTGAAAAGCTCTATAATGAGGATCAGCATCATCCCTCTGAATCCACATTTGTGCAAACATAACGTACAACACTAATGGAATGGCCGTGATTGATGTATCAAGAGATTTGATATCACCAGAAGCTATTAATTGATCACCAGAAGCAGTTCTTTCCCATGTACAACAAACATTATTGGGCGAATCACCAGGGAGACTAACTCGTTTCCACTGATCAGTACGATCACCCAATAAAGCATTTGACAACATATATGCCCC